AGAATTTGGTGGAGATGTTGTTGATGATACAACACCTCAATTAGGTGGAGATTTAGATGTTAATGGAAATGATATTGTTTCCACATCAAACGCTGATATTGACATTATTCCTAACGGAACAGGTGATGTTAATCTTGGTGCAGACACAGTTCAAATAGGAGACAATAACGCTGATGCTACTCTTACAACTCAAGGAACTGGAGATTTAATATTAAACACAAACAATGGCACAAATGCAGGTACAGTAACACTTGCAGATGGTGCAAATGGAGACATGACTTTGGCTCCAAATGGCACTGGTAGAGTAAAGATAACTAACGCAACATCAAGCTCAACACAAATAGCAACCACTGATGGAAAAGGTCTTGTCTTCTCCATGGTTTTCGGGTATTAATATAAAAGGAGAATAAAAAATGGCAACACCGAATCTTGTAAATATAGCAACGATCACACCTAAAAATGCTATGGGTAGTTTATCTGATACAAACAGAACTACTATGATTGACGTACCTGCAGAAACTGCAGTTAGAATAGATACAATATTATTAGCAAACATTGATGGAACTTCTGCTGTTGACGCAACAGTAGAAATTAGTAACGACAATGGTTCAACTTATTATAAAATCGCAAGCACAATTTCTGTGCCTGCAGATTCTACATTAGATTTAATTTCAAGACCTATCTACTTAGATGAAACAGATCTTATAGCTGTCACAGCTGGTGCTGCTAACGATTTAGCGTACCATGTTTCTTATGTAGAAATGGTAGACTAGGAGGATTAAATGCCAAAAATAATTAAACCAGTAGCAAAGGGAGATTTTACAGCAGCAACAATTTCTGTTGACTCTCAAGGAAGGGTTGTAACTGCAGCTAGCGGATCAGCAGGTAGCGAAGGATTTCAACCAACTTTATTAACTAATGGCCCTGCTTCAGGAACTTTTACAGCTGATTCTAACTCAAACAGAATTGTAATTTACGCGGCTTCTGGTGGAGGAGGTTCGGGAGGTAATCACGGTCCTTCTGGAAGACCTGGAGGACAAGGTGGTTCTGGAGCTTTTGCAGTTTATTCACATCCTATCTCTGCTCCTTTTTCAAAAGCTTACGCTGTAGGTGCAGCTGGAAATGAAGGATCCCCTGGAAATTTTAGCAATGGACAACCAGGGGGTGCAGGTGGAACAACTTCCTTAGCTGATGTTTTTAATATTAATGGTGGTAACGGCGGTAATGGCTCTGGCAACAACTTCAACGGAAATCCTGGTAGTGCTGGTACAGTTTCAAATTCTCCTGTTTCTGCAACTTATTCAGTTTCAACCAATGACCAGAATAATGCTGCAAGATATATGGTTCCATTTAAAAGTGGAATATGTTTTCCATCAAATCAACAAACTGGTTTTAATAGGAATCAAGCTGGAGATATAGTCATATTGGAGAATAAAGACTAATGGCTAAACATGCGATATTTAATCAATCTGGAAATTTTTTACATTTAGCAGAATCTGATTCTGAAAAAGATTCTCTTATTGCTAATTTTTATCCTACTCATTCTACAAAAGAAATTTCTGATCAACTATTTACAGATGTTGCAAATCGTCAAAAATTTATATCGTTAGATGGTGATTCAATAACGGAAACAGAAATCACTTCAGAAACTCCAGCTTCTCAAGATGAAGCAGCAGAAAAACAAAAAAAAGCTTTTGAAGAAGAAATACAAGTGCAAATAGGTAAAGTAGGAGCTTTTATTAATAATTATCCAACACATTCTGATTTATCTGTTTGGCAAGATTATCTATCTAAATTAAAAAATATTAATCTAGATTCAATATCCTTTCCTCTATCTAGTGATTCTTTTCAAAAATGGTTTAATTCTCAATCGGGATACCCTACTAAAAATATCTTTCAATTACCTTAATTTTCTGTTAAACAAATCACATGTTTTCAAGAAAGAATATAGAGTTTACAGCTCATCCTGACCTTTTAAACGTAAAAGAAATACAGCCCATACCAACAAAACATCGTTTACCAGATTGGTATAAAAAAATTTCAAAAAATAATCACACAGAAGGTTTAACTATAAAAAGTTGTATGCCTTTTTTAGATTCAATAACAGCAGGTTATGTGTTACCTCTTCCTCAAGATTTTTATCTAAAATGGAATTATTATAATGAAGAATTAAAACAAAACGATTGTTTTTATAGATACAGCTTACACGGATCTATAAATATAGACAAAATAAATGAATATAATTTAAATTCAAATGAACCTCAAACTCATTCAATACATCAACTCGGAGGAAAAGATTCTTTTATAACTAAAAAAAATGGAGGTTTTAATTTTTTAAAAATTTTAAATCCCTGGATAATTAAAACTCCTCCAGGTTATTCTTGCTTGTTTACCTCTCCTTATTATAATGAAAATGATTACTTTGATATAATTACAGGTATTGTTGATACAGATAAATTTAAATTCCCTATTAATTTTCCAATTGTAGTTAATACAGATAAGTACCCTACCTTTGAAAAAACTTTTAAAAAAGGAACACCTTATGTTCAAGTCATTCCTTTTAAAAGAGACTCTTGGGAAATGAACATGGGTAAATATAAAGTTAATACAAATGTTTTGTATAGTTATTTTTCAAATTTTATGGACAGATATAAAAATATGTTTTGGACAAAAAAATCATGGAAGTAGGAAATTTTATATATGTTTATGATCAAGTTTTTGAGAACGAAACTTTAAATTCTTTTTTAAAATGGATTAACAATAATAATCAAAATTTTACCGATGCTTCTGTAACTAACGGAATTAACAAATCGGTAGTAGATACTTCGATTAGAAAAGTAACTGAATTTAATTTAAATTTAAATTCTGAATCTCAAACAAAAATTCATTGGTTTAATTATTTAACTAGAAAATTATCTGATTTAATTGTAAATTATGAACGTGATGTACTAAAGGGAGTTCCACTTAATATTTCTAAATTTAATGAAATAAATATTTTAAGATATGAAAACCAAGGTCATTACAAACCACACGTAGATGATTGTATAAACCACCATAGAACTTTATCTATTATTTTATTATTAAATGATGATTATGAAGGAGGTGAATTAATTTTTAAGTCTATAGATTTACAAAAAGATTTACACATTATAGATGTGAAAAAAAATAGAGCAGTATTATTTCCCAGTAATTTTATGTATCCACACACTGTAAAACCAGTAACAAAAGGAACGAGGTATTCAATAGTATCATGGGCACTATAAAAGATACAAAATATAAACTTATAAAAAATTTTCTTACACCAGAAGAAAGTAGTTTAGCTAAAAAATATATTTTAATGAGACATAAAGAAAACACAACGTCTTTTGATCTTGGTCAAAACAATAATGGAGATACTTATTTTTTTAAAGATTGTTTTTCTGAAGCATTGCTTTTTAATAAATTACCTTTGATGGAAAAAGAAACTGGTCTTAAATTATTTCCTACATATTCATTCGCTAGAGTATATACCTATAATGCAATTTTAAAAAAACACACGGATAGACCCTCTTGTGAAATATCTGTAACAGTGATGTTTGGTAGTGATCAAACACCTTGGCCTATCTATATGAATGACAATCCTATAGAAATGAGTGAAGGAGACGCTTGTATTTATATGGGCTGTGAAATTCCACATTTTAGAAAAAACTTTACAGGTGACTGGCATGCTCAAGCATTTTTACACTACGTAGATCAAAATGGACCTTATGCTGATTGGAAATACGACAAAATGCAGCCTCCATTACATCCGTCATTACAAAGTTGATTTTGTAAAAATTAAATGGTAGGATTAAAAAATGCAATATATTTTTAAAGAAAAGGAGCTAGAAATAAAGCTTTCTTGGAAAGAACGTTTTATGCTTTTTCTAAAAGGATGTATTCTTATGAATAGATATGATAGTTATAAACATTCGGCTGTTTTAATGAAACTAGCTTCGGATGCAGTAAAGCAATATGGTGATGCTAAAGAACATGGCGAAATTAAACATTAGTGAGTTAAAATATGCTACAAAAGATAGGGTTTCAACCAGGTATCAACAAACAAATTTCAGAAACTACAGCCGAAGGGCAGTGGATAGATTGTGATAATGTTAGATTTAGATATGGCACACCTGAAAAAATAGGTGGCTGGAAACAATTAGGAACTAGTGATTTAACAGGAGCTGCCAGGGGACTTCATCACTACGTAAATAGTCTTGGTAGAAAATATGCTATTATCGGTACGAACAGAATTTTATATGCGTATTCTGGTGGTGTGTATTATGACATTCATCCAATTAAAACAACAACTACACTTACAAATGCATTTAGCACAACTAACGGATCAGCGGTTGTAACAATAACTTTTCCTAATGCTCACAATATCGCTGCAGGTGAAATATTATTATTAGATAATTTTTCTACAATAACAGGATCTGATTTTGGTGCATCAGATTTTGATGATAAAAAATTTATGGTAACATCTGTACCAACCACTACTACTCTTACAATTACGATGCCTTCTAATGAAACAGGATCTGGTGCAACAACATCAGGTGGTATTAGAGTTCAACATTACTATCCTGTAGGACCAGCAGTTCAGGCAAAAGGTTTTGGTTGGGGATTAGGTTCTTGGGGTGGTGAAGAACCTGGAGCTACGACTACAACTTTAAATGGTGCAATCAATGACTCTACAACTACAATAGTATTATCTGATGCATCTCAGTTTCCTGACTCTGGCACAAACGTTATTTTAATTGGAACAGAAGAAATATCTTATACAGGTATTTCATCAAATACTTTAACAGGTGTAACCAGAGGTGTGAGAAACACAACAGCAGCGTCTCATAGCGATGGTGCAACAATTACAAATACATCAGATTATGTTGCATGGGGTGAAGCAGCATCAGGTGACTTAGTTATTGAACCTGGTATGTGGTCACTGGATAATTTTGGTGACAAAGCAATTTGTTTAATTGCAAACAGTGCATGTTTTGAATGGGATTCTTCTTTGTCAAATGCAACTACAACAAGAGCTACAATTATATCTGGTGCACCAACATCGTCAAGACACATGGTTGTATCTACACCTGACCGTCACTTAGTATTTTTTGGAACAGAAACAACTATTGGTGATCCATTAACACAAGATGAAATGTTTATTAGATTCTCGGACCAAGAGGATATTAATACTTATACACCTACAGCAACCAATACAGCTGGTACACAGAGACTGGCCGATGGATCAAAAATTATAGGAGCGATTAGAGGTCGTGATGCAATTTATGTTTGGACTGACACAGCCTTATTTACACAACGTTTTGTTGGTCAACCGTTTACCTTTGCGTTTGCACAAGTTGGAACTAACTGTGGATTAGTTGGAAAAAATGCATGTGTAGAAGTTGATGGTGCTGCATATTGGATGTCAGAAAATGGTTTCTTTAGATATGCTGGTAAGTTAGAATCTTTACCTTGTTTAGTAGAAGATCATGTATACGATGATATAAATTTAGAATCTGGTAATCAAATGGTGTCTGCAGGATTAAACAATCTATTTGGTGAAGTTATGTGGTTTTATCCAACAGCTACATCTTCTGTTGTAAATAGAATGGTTGCTTATAATTATTTTGATTCCTCACCACAAAGACCGGTATGGACAAATGGCACGTTAGCTAGAACTGTTTGGAAAGATTCTGCAGTATTTGGAAAACCACACGCTGCGTTTTATGATGCAGATACAGATACGTCTTTTGATGTTGTTGGAAACACAGAAGGTATAACAACATACTATGAACACGAAACAGGAACTGATCAAAATAAAAATGGAACTATCACTGCAGTGACTGCAAACATATCTTCTGGAGATTATGACATAAGCACTCGTAGAGGTATAACAGGTCAGTCAACTGGTATAGCAGATCTTAGAGGAGATGGTGAATTTTTGATGAAGATAAGAAGATTTGTTCCTGATTTCATATCTCAAACAGGAACAACCAGAGTTACAATACAATTAAAAAATTATCCAAACAGCACACAATCTGGTTCACCTCTTGGACCATTTGATATTACTTCAAGCACTGATAAAGTAGATACTCGTGCAAGAGCAAGAGCTGTGGCCATGAAAATAGAAAACACTGCTGCTAGTCAAAGTTGGAAACTTGGTACATTTAGATTAGATATACAACCAGATGGACGTAGATAATGGCAAAGATAGTACAAGTATGAACAAGAGGTAGTAAAAAATATGATGTTACAGTAGCAGAGTCAGAAATTAGAGATCTTGATGAGATTGTAGAAAAATTAAATACAACGTTTCAAGAAGAATTAAAAGATGAGTTAGAAGCATTTAACTTCTTTTTAAATTAATGGCTAATAGTTTTATAAATAAAAAAGTAGATTTAACCACAGCAGATTTAACGACACTATATACAGTGCCCTCATTTAAGACTGCTATTATAAAATCTTTATTAGTATCTGAGGACGCTGGATCAGGATCTACAATAACTATAACTTTGGTTAATGCTAGTAGTGCCATATTTAATTTATTTAAAGATAAAGCTATAGGGTCTAAAGCAACAACAGAGCTTTTAACTCAACCACTAGTTATGGAAGAAGGCGAAGCATTAAAAGTACAGGCTGCTGACGCGAATGAGCTGCACGTCATAGCTTCAATATTAGAAATACAGCCAAGAGAGGTAACAACATAATGATAGAAATACAACCAGATAAAATAATAGAGAAGATAACTAATAAGAAAACAGGGGAACAATATAAAAATGATAAAGAGTGGAAAGATAAGGGCATATCTCCAGATGACATTAGAAAAGATGTAACTGTGTTGATGCCGAGTCTTGATTTATTTGGAAAAACAAAATAGAATAGTAAAATGGCCATAACTAGATCACAAATAGCAAAACAATTATTAGCAAACGGAGGACGTATAGGATTCTTTCTTGGTGGTAATTTTAAAGGAGGTTATTCTAAATCAAGAGAAGACTCTGGTGCCGGTAGAAGTAGAATTCAAAAAGAACAACAAGAAGAGTTTAGAAGAAACGAAATAAAAGATTTAGTAGATAAACAACAAAAAGAAAAAGCATTTGAACCATTTGAAACTTTAGTTGTTCGAAAAAGTAATTTACCCACACCTGGTGGTGTAGTTTTAGATGCAACAGTTCCTTTTAGACAAAAAACGTTAGATCGTAACGTAGATTTTTTTAGATTTGATCCAAGAACAGCAAAAGCAAGAGCAAAATATGGTTTAGATGCAGCTGGTTATCAGAATTATATGAGAGATAGGTTAGCAGGAAATATAGATGCTGCTGGTAATCCTATTATGGGACAAGACGATGATGATCCGATCATACCATTGATTCAAGATCCAATGACCATGGACCAAGCAACAGAAGAATTGGTAGAGGAAGAAGAACCATTTCAATTAGCGAGAGCATTCAGAGCTGATGGTGGTATCATGGGTGGTTTAGCTGATGGTCAAATGGATGAGATGGGTAGACAGATGTATGGTTTAGGTAAACTTGTTAAAAAGGCTACACGTGCAGTTAAGAAGATTGCAAAGTCACCAATAGGTAAAGCTGCATTATTATATACAGGTGCAGGTGCACTTGGTAATCTAGCAGGTGGATCTGGTTTAGCAGGAATGTTTAAAGGTTTTACAAGCCCTTCTACATTTCTTGGTGGAGCTAAAAATATATTTAGTTCAGGTGGTTTAAAAAATATATTAGTTGGTGGAAAAACTCAATTTGGTGAAAGAGCAAGAGATTTTACAGAGTTTTCTGGTTTGTTTGGCAAAGGTGGCAAACTAAATCCTTTTAGTGCAATTTCAGCAGTATCAGCAGTAGCAGGAGCATTAACACCGGAACAAGAAGACCAAGCACAACAATTAGCTGACAATACTGGCATAGATATAGAAGAAGCTAGAAATGCTATTTTACAAGCTGCAAAAGAAAATTATGCTATGGACGTTAGAGCAAGAGGTTTTAAAGCAGATGGTGGTCTAATGAGAATGGGTTATCAAGAAGGATCTAAAGAACCAGTAGCTAAGAAAACAATGCCATTACTAGATATGGATGGCAAAGAAAAAGACTACAGAGAGACAGGTGGTTTTGTAGACATGGGTAGAATGGAAAGAGCTGACGATGTGCCTGCTAGACTATCTAAGAATGAATTTGTATTTACAGCTGATGCTGTAAGAAATGCTGGTGATGGAGATATAGACAAAGGCGCAGAAGTCATGTATAACATGATGAAAAACCTCGAAGCCGGAGG